AAGCGTCAAGCCACAAGCGGCAAGCTCCCTGATCCGGGAACCACGGTACATGGATATTGAAGAACTTTTAGGGGTACAAGGACCAAGGGCCTTTACTATGATAAATGTGTTCTGATTGTGACGTGTATGGAAGGCAATTTGATGCGGGCTAAAACGAATTGAATTACCCTTTGTGACTTTTAATTCTACAGTGCAAAAGTGCCCATTAGTATTATAGACCAATAGATCAGGAGTACCAAGTAAGCTACTATTCTCAAGTCGAATGAGAGAAAATTCTTTAAAATTTCTTTTAATTTGTTGGTAAAATTTAGCCTCTGGACCCATGAGTTTTTTGGAGTAACATCGTCATCCATTATAGTAGTGGTGAGCGTAATTTATCAGGGATAATTATCTTCTGATCTCGTTTTGTTTTCATAACCAAACGATGTGAATGATGGTTTTTACCAGCACCAAATATAGTTTGGTTGTTTTCGTATACTTCCATTAATTTAATTTCTTCTAAGTATCCATTGATCTCTACAAATATAACTGCGTCACTAATGGCATTACCCTGCTTGTCAGTGCTCTTATCTTTAGCAGTGAATGAAGCTAGGAATTGTTGTAAATCTCTTACTCTCATTTAGATTTTGTAAGTCTTTCTATTTCTTTTTTGTAAGTATTATTATCATACTCTAATTCTTGAACACGTCTAACCAACACCAACATTTTAGAAGATAACTCATCTATTATTTTTTTAGATCCTTCTAATACATTATTAGTTTTAAGCCAATTGGCTTCTTTTTGTTTATAATTCCAAATTTCTTTTTTGTGTTTTTCAATAAGGAAAGCTAAGTCTAGTATAGGGTCTGAATCTTTCATATTGACTTTATAGGATAGTTACCTTAAATTGTCAACATGGGAGTTCCAAAAAGATTAACTGAAATGCAAAAAAGATTCGCTGAATTTTTAATATTTGGTGGACCTGATGGACCTGTTAACAAATCTGAAGCAGCTGAGCTTGCAGGCTACAGTAAGAAAAGATGTAGACAAGAAGGATCTGAGTTAACAAACCCTAGACAATCGCCACTTGTTGTAAAATACCTAGATGAATTAAGAGCTGAAAGAATGTTAAAATTTGGTGTGACTTTTGAAAGTCATATTGCAGAACTAGCTAGGATTAAAGATTTGGCTTTAAAAAAGAATTCTTTCTCTGCTGCTGTAAATGCTGAAACAAATCGAGGCAAGGCAGGAGGATTATACATAGACAGAAAAATAATAAAACATGGGAAATTAGAAGATATGACAGAAGAACAACTAGAAATGAAGATGGCACAGATCGAAGAAGATTACGCTTCATTGTTAAATGACAAAGTTATTGATGCAGAAACCATAGAAGATCAATCTGCGTCCTCAGAATCTTCTAATTGATTTTTAAGCATATCAATCATCCAAGGATTATCTCTAAACACACCCATCATAATATTAGTTAACTGATTAACTACAGCCTCTTCAAATTCTGGTTTTTCTAAAGGTGCTTTTTCTTGATTAAGTCCAGAAACATGGACCGCTGCGTGCATTATTTCATGAAAGATAGTATTAGCCATCTCTTGGCCGCAAAGATCGTGTTGTACCTGTATAACATTTTGTCTGTAATCATACTCTCCAAAGCAATCTGTTAATTCCCATTTTTTATAATTAGGTCTAACATATCTAATCTTAATATCTTTGTAACCAACTCTAACGTTGTTAGGCAATCCGTGTGTTTCAACAGGAAGGGGTTTAGCAAGTTTCTTGAAGTGTTTCGTTTTCTTTCTTATTTTCATATTATGTATATGTATCTAAAAAGTTTGGTTTTTTCCAGTATTTTGTATCGCGCGCGCATAGGCAATCTGAGATTTGACTAAAGTGACAAAATAATCTGTCACATGACACTTTATTTTAAGACATTTTGGCATACATTTTTGTTGTATACCAACACTAATAGTCCAAAGTGACAGAATGACATTATTTCTAGAGTACTTTTTATTTTTTTTTTTAATTCTTTTACCATACATATACACGGTGGTACATTGGAATTGTTCTAAACTGTTAATTGCCTTAATTTTGCCTTGTTTTAAACTCATTTGCCTCAATCTTAACGTCAGCTTTCTCTTTCTCATCATGCATCAACTCGTTGTACATGTCTAATCTTTTAAGAAAAGCATGTTTCCACTGTTTTAATGCAAGTCCTTCAATTTTAAACTCTTGGTAATATAGGTCAGGCGTGCATACCATGATAACTCCCTGTTTGATCTTAGATCCATAGACATAATCGTGGGCCATGGCGTATGCTGCAATCTGCATGTAATAATCTTCAATCCATTCTTCCCGTTTCGGACGGTTACTTTGTTTGAAGTCGACAATAGTTTCCTTATCATTGTGCAAGCAAACCAAATCTGTTGAGCCCGCGTAGAGACCTGGATAATGTAACGTGACTTCAGAGCCGTAATATTCCGATACTGGCGCAAGACCCATCTCAATAATTTTGTCGGCCATGGGACGCGCCTCTTGTCCAATCCTTGTAAGATCAACGCAACCAGTTCCGAGGACATAGTGCTCGAGGAATTTATGCATACAGGTACCCCTGCTACTAGAATGATCTTTGATTCGTTCTGCTTCTTGTTCACCAACTTTTGCTTTCCATTTTTTTATAAAATCTTGATTTTTTGTGGCCCCTAATACAGTAGTCACACTGGGAAGTCTATAAGAACTTATTTCGTAAACCCTGGTCCCTGTTCCAGGGTCCGTGAGCTGTTTACCTTGTATATAGTTGTATTTATTAGATTTCTTTATACCTTTATCCATAGTTTTTTTCTCCAGTTTATCAAACAATTTATGCATTTGCTTTGCGTCTTTATCCGTTATCATTTCTTTTCCTGTTATATATTTTCTTAGATACAACCACTTGAGATTTAAATTTAGGAGTCCTAACTTCTTTAGCCACTGGATTTGATCCAAAGATCCGGTGCCAACTCTCATCGTAAGCTTTATTAGTAGGTCTAGATTTACCGTCGTATTTAAATTTCATAAGGTCCTTTCTTAGTTATAGTTTTACCTCTATTCGTTGGTTTATATTTCATCTTATTATAAGTAGACTCCTTAATAAACCCACCATACTCACGTCCGGACCTAGATTTACCATATTGAGGCACTTGACCTAGACCAAACTGTGGTTTATCTTTATTTACTTTTTTTAATATTTTTCTTATCTTTACGTCTTCCTCTGTTTCCATATCCATTAATCCTATCAGCCCATAGTTTTTTCCATGACCAACTTGTTATTTTTGTTGAGACATCGTTAATTTTTTCTAAACATTTATATACAAAAAAATCTATCATTGTTTCTCCTTCCCAAACCATATGTTATCTCTAAATTTATCTAATTCAACTACATTATCATTTAAGTCTTGAATGTCTGGTTCATAATGATCAATGACTTTCTCAATTGCATGAAGTTTAACTATAGCATAAGGCCATAACTTCTTACAAACATGTAAACAATCTCTAAACGTACAACGCCAACGCCATTGTGGTTTTTTTCCTTTAGGGACCTTCTTAGACCTTACAGTGCCTACCATTAACGTCTCATGTACAAGTTCTATAACATCTCTATCGGTCATAGAAATTTCCATGCTGATACGTCTGCAATCATACACACCTGATTTTTTCTTTTCTTTATATTTTTTATAAGTTAGACTACCTTCTCCATCAAAGAGTCCTGCAATATAAGCTATGTCTAAATGGTAATTATTATTCATAAGAAACTCCAGAGACATGTGTTCTAATTAATTCTTCGTGGCAAGTTTTAATCATATCATCATTTCGTAACTTTCTTCCTTCACAAAAACGTCTTAAATAATCTAATTTTTCAGCTGGAGTAAGAAAATCCAACGTTTTTTTTCCATTTTTATATTTCCTATTAATGACGGGGAATAATGCAACATTAATAAATTTATTAACCGCTTTCATTCTAATAATGTTGTCTGTAAGCAGTTTTCTTTTTTTCCTTTGATTAAAATTTTGCATTTTTTTATTTGACCAAAGATTTACTGCATAAGATTTCCCTTCACTTTTGTATCTTTCGTTACTCATTTTTTCCTTTCATTATATGTTTTAATACTGTCGTATAAGGATTAGGAGTCAAATCCCTAGTGCAACTTACCAACATCACTTGTAGGAGTATCATCATCAAGATAAAACTCAACAACTTCGGACTCATCCACATAGATTTCTCCTTCCGAGTCACATGTTTCACATTGTAATATAACATGCTCTCTACCTTCTTCTAAATGGAACTGTTTATAACCATTTCCATTGCAATCTGGGCATATCCCAGAATGCCTACGCTTTTTTGAATTTTCCATTTAATTTCTTCGCTTTCTCGTTTGCAATTGATTCAATGGTTTTACTTATAGATAATGTTGCATCAGGTAGTAATACCTTAGACAACTTTATCAATGTCTTGTATGTGTCGTGTGTTAGTGATACATTTCTGTATTTATTTATATCAGTCATTTTAACCTTTCATTTATTTATAATGACTATATAGGATGTATTAAGGGGTTTGTCAATGACAAAAATAGTTTTATTTATGGTGTTATGCTCAGGTATTGCAGGTAATCAGTGCAAAGTTATACCTACACCAACCGTATTGTTTGATGATTATAGTAGTTGTATAGTATATGGTTATGATTATTCATATAAATTGATTGCAGGATTTGATCCAGAATGGACCAACAGCATGGAAGCTTACACAAAATTTTCATGTAAGCTTGAAGAAATTATTTAATTACACACACAACCAAAGAAAAAGCTACCATCTTTTAATAGATGTTTGTTTATGTCTGTATGATAAACAGTTAATTTCTCTCTTAGTATATCACACAGATCAAAACAATTTTTAAAGACATGACCTTCTGTCATTTCTTTAGTTACTTCTACTAAATGATACAAACCATCATGTAGAATAATAAGATCCATTAGTCTTCTAATACTTTTGAATCAAAGTTCCGTGTTCCGTGAGCCACGATCTTTTTAACAGCAGTCCCTTGCAACTCTAATGTTGCAAATGAGGACCACGCTTTTTTAATCAAGTTTAACTCTAAAACTAAATTGGACCATTGTTTTTGAGTTATATTTTTACTGGTAATGGTTAATGTTTTTTCTTTCATTTTATTTTCCTAACTATGTAGTCAAGAATAGGTCTCTTGGGTGTTTGTGACCTATCCACTTTTGTTTTTCTTTTTTGGAAAAAATCTACTTTCTTATCTTTTGTATATTCTTTAAATGCATTAGGTATAACTTCAACATCTTTGTCATAACATCTATCTTCTGCTAAATTACCAGTATAGTAAATAACTGAAGAACCTATCTCCGCAGTATCCATCCATTTTTTTACGTTTTTTATACTCATTGTATTTCCTCTCTTTCATTTTTTTTTATATTATAAATGCATCCTTGTATTAAACAAGGTAATGTAAAATTTCTTGGTGCAGGATCTTCACCTACCAAATTAAT